CTTGAATTGCTTTGACTCTTATAGAATACATGATTTTGGACTCTGTGCTCATTTATTGTGACACTTCTACAACTGTCACCATGTACCACGTTGGATGTGGATTTTCTTGATTTCTTGATAAATGAAACTGCGAAGTTTAGGGTCGGTAGTGTTATCAAAAGCATAATAAAGACGATTCAAATACTCATCTTGTGTTGCTCCTATGTTACCATCACCACCAATGTCATTGAGTGATGAACCTGCTTTCACCTTCGCAGCACCGAAATTGCCAGTGATGTTACCTTTGGTGCGAAATTGTGGTTTAATCTTTGAGAGGTTAGAGTAAGTCATTGAAACTTGGAGATGATGTAGAGAATCAAACCAACCACACCAATGGGAACAATCACCCACCAGTATTCTACCAGCAACCAGATACCAAACAAAATCGCACCAAGAACAAGATGACCACCAACATCACCAGAGGAAGATGAAGATGAACTACCTGATCTTACCTCTCTCAGGTTAATGATCTGCTCTGCACCATAGATTCTCTCAAACTGCTCTTTTGCACCATAAGGTGTATTTGATTGCACTTCCAGTTCTTGATAACCAGAGGAAGAACCTAACCAACACTTTGCACGATAAGTTGCCATTGTAAAATACTCCTATCGTGCAACAATGTCCAGAGTTTCTAATAGCATCATCGCAAGTTCCATTCGATTGTCTTCATCAACCACAGGAATGTTTGTATCAACGAACTCGCTAATCAGTTCTGCAAAGAGTTCAGTTGTGCGCTCATCTGCGAATAGAGCAGTGGCAAGTTCATTCTTGAACCCATCACACAGAAGTTTGAGGGACTTTGTGACAGTCATTTCTTTGATTTGTTCATCATAACTCATTTCAGTATCGTAAGTCATGATCAGTACAGAATAGAGAAAGAACCACAGAACTTACGAACCCACTGAAGAGTATCATAATGAGAACGCGGTTTAGACATTACCATGCTCTTGTTAGTCACAGGATTGAGAGCAATGGCAACGTATTTGTGATCACATTCCTGATACTCAGGAGTGATCTGCTGAATGAACATCTGACACACTTTACCTTCTTTCCAGTTGGTAACGTAGTGAAATACCATGTTCTGCGTGGTTTGATTCAACAAAGTCATTGTAAGGGTGCCAGAGGTCATTCTGAGCGGTCTGGTGGACGCTTTAGGGATTGTCCTTCAGCAGTCGGTTCAAAATGATCATTTGCAGTGCTCCCAGAGAATATGCTAGGAGCACCAAGATTCCTGTTATCATCACCACAAATCCGATTCAATTACTTGAGAGAACACAACACCAATGTGCTTACAGAACTTTTCAGCAACCTCTTCAAGTGTAGCATCACGATCATCTTCCAGATCATCAGCATCCACGCAAAACTCTACCATATCAAAACCATTCGGGATCCAGGAAGTAGAATCAGTGGGAAGAAAGAACTCTACACCAACTTCAACAAAAGTGGGGTTGGTTGTGTGTTGGGTGAAGGTAGGCATCGGAGTGATTTGCTTCAATACAGATACAATACACGATTCAGAGTGGTGTGCTCATTTTGTGTGACACCTCTCTGACTGTCACACTCAGAACTTTTCAGTATATTTCTTCACACCATCAACAATATGACCAGTGCCAAACTTATCATAAAATCTTATACCGTGCTCAAGAAACTCTTTACGGGCAAGACGACAATCATCTTCATACTCAAGAAGACGTGCTACCTTTTTGATTTCGCTTGAATTCATGAGTAAATTGTCTCTACTTGATTAGAATACACGATTTTGGATCAAAAAGCAATAATATGTGACAGAATCTCAACTGGCATATACTTTTTTACCATTTACAATGTGACCAGAACCTTTTGCATCACTAAATGGCACACCTTTTGTTCTAAATGCAGTTCTTGCTGATTCTGCATCACTTTGTTGTATTTGTAGTTTTGCTTTCTTTGATGCTGCTGCTCTTTCAGTTGCCGCTCTTGCTCCACTACTCATTCTTTCATAATCAATTGCTTCTTGTCTATCTTTTGCTTTGAGATATGCTCTTTGTTTTACAACGTAATCAGGATCTCTTGGATCTGGTTTTTCTAACTTAGTTGCACTCTTTACAACTTTTTTAGTTGTTTTCTTTGTGGATGGAGTTACCATCAAAATTTCATCAATATCATCACCATCATATTCAACTTCGTCTGCTAATCCTTGCTTCTGAAGTTTTGCATGTTTCATAAGTGCTGCAAGAGTTTCTCTCTTATCTCTAATCTTTCTGATGTTTTGAGCACGTCTCTTTACTTCTGGAGACCTTGTGACTTTAACTTCATCTAATTGTGCTTCTTCTTTTCTTACACCAGTTTCAACATCTTGTCTATGCTGACTCTGAACAACAGCACTTGCTCTTGACTTTAATTCCTTACCAGCAGCAGGTCTTTCGCCCCACTCTGTTGGTTTATCTTTCCAATCATCGTGTCTTCCTACGTTTCTTTCACGACTTATTGGTAGTTTAGTTGGTCTGGGAGATTGTGGTTTTGATGTATCTGCTGTCATTGAAAACTTTTCACAAATACCCATAAACTCACTAAATGTTCTCTGCGCTACCATTTTACCCAATACTTTTTAGGTATTTATAAAAATATTAAACCATTGAAGATAGAAGAGGATTATGAATACGTTCTTGTGCAATGTTGAAATAATTTTCATCCATTTCAATACCAATGAAGTTTCTACTTGTATTGACACATGCAACACCAGTTGTACCACTTCCCATTGTATTGTCTAGAACAGTTTCACCTTCATTCGTATAGGTTTTAATCAAATACTCCATCAAATCTACGGGTTTCTGTGTGGGATGCAGACCTTTTTCTTGCTTAAATCTTAGCACTGTCTTTGGGTATCTTGATCCTTCTGGATTATCACGATGTTTTGATTGTGCTTTACCATAAACTTCACCAATCTTGCTAGTATTAGATGAAAAACCACTATAAGGAGTTGAATACCACATTTGCGGATTATATGTGGGTTTCTTACGATAAAACACCAGGATGTTTTCGTGGGACTTGAGTGGCATTACTTTTGCGTTCATCGGATTGGTTCCCTGTGGTTTTTCCCAGATCCATTCATAACGAAAGTTCTCAAGATTTGATGCTGCCAAGATAGTTGTGAATGGTTGTGCTGCGGTGAATACCATTGCTCCATCTTCTTTACAGATTCTATTGTACTGCTCCCACAATTTATCAAGTGGAATGATAGAATCCCATTTGCAGGCAGTTGTGCTAACCGTAGGGGAGATCGCAGAGAATCAGATCTACTGATTCATCTGCAATGTACTTCATAGCATCAAGACAATTTGCCCTGACTAAACTATTAGGTACAATCTCCCCTACATAATCTTCTTTATGTACACTAAATGTAGTCATTTATTTTTATTTTAATTTGATTCCATTCTTGTTCTGACATATTGACTTTAGCACGGTTTGCAAACCAAGTCAAATACTGATAATTTGAAATTTCGTTTTTTCCCCCTTTTGATATGGGTGTAATATGATCTAAAGATGGTTTAATCCAAGTATCATTAGTTTCAATCCATTTAGCATAGTATTCATTAAATTTTTCATCATAATAAAACTTTTCAACAAAGTTTTTATAATCAATTGTGTTAAAAGTTTTAGAAATTCTTGATTTTGTAATTGATCTGTTAAGATATTTAAGTTTTTCTATGTCTTGAAATTGAGTTATCCAGGATTCTTCAATATCATATCTTAACTTTACAATCATATTTCTATAAACTGTTATCTTCTTTTGCTTATATCCTTTTGTGTACTTTGTTCTCTTAGAATGAGATTCTGATATTTTTCTTTTATGTTCTTCTGAAAAAGATCTTGTTTTTCTTTTTGAAAGTTCAACATTGTGCTCATTCAGAATTTTTTTTATTTTATGGTGATTCGTGTTGAATACTTTTGCAATGTCTCTTAAACTTTTCCCATCTTCCACATAAAGTTGAAGAATAATAGATTCGTCCATGAGTTTCCCAGTTACTTTAGTTTATTTAGTGAAATATCTATTTGTAACTGGGAAAAAACAAACTCACCATTCACTAATAGACTTCACAAAATCACATTCTACCAGTTTATTCACTTTTGTGCAAATGTAGTCGTCATTCCCAATAGATTTGCCACCTTGCTGTGAAGAGAACAGACAATCATCAGACTCTAAGTGATTCAGAAAATCCTCTTTCGTGAACCAAAACAGACGAGAACCTTCTTCAGTGTTGTTGATACCGAAGAACACAAGACGTTCCCAATCCTTATCCTTGGAGACGTGATTGATAATGAATTGATCCTCTTTCACACCACCTTTCTTGTCGCGGGTAGCAAGAGAGAACTTAATCTCCGTGAGAATATCATCAATCACACGATCGTGACCAGCAGTAGAAGTTTTTGCTCGCTTAACTTTACTACCTTTTGCTTCAAAGTATTTGGATACAAAACGCTCACCAAATTCACCCTTCTGCTTGGGTGACATAAACACATAACCTTGGAAAGAAGTACCAACCCAAGGATCTTGTGCGTTTTGCTGAACGTATTGAGTCAGAGATCCGTCTTCAAAAATTGATTCAAACATGATTAAAATTAGGGATGGAGGTGAACATTAAAAAGTTTTTACTACCAATTCTTTGGTGTCACAAAGTTATGATGAGAGAATACTTCCCGATCAACTACTTTGTAAGATCCAAACTGGTTATGAATGACATAACCTTCGTGAAAACTATCTTCACCATTGATAGAACATTCAATATCATCCTCTTCGTGAATAAACAGGAACAAATCTGTTTTGATTGATGCAACCAACTTCCACAAACGGATCAGGTTCTTGTCACAATCACATTTTTCTGCAATTTCATCCTCACAGATGATACGTTGCTCACGGATGCAAGCATTGATCTCTTTTTTGATTTGTGATGCCTTGCGATCAGACACAAACTCACACAGAGTACTCATTTGCTTGGCAAACTTACACACATCCTCCAAATCCTCACGATAAGGATTCAGGGACACTGCAGGTTGCACAAACAGAACGTGCTTGGTGCTCACAAACTTGCTGGTGATAGGGTGTGCTACCATCTCAGGCAGTTTATCACCAGTGTAGTAAGTATGAGGACAAATAACAATGTCCTGACGAACTGGGGCAGGAAACTTGTAGGTAATGGTATTAGGTTTGAATGTATCCATTCCACCACCAAAACCAATCCAATCACCCTGATACACTTGTTTAGTGCGAGGCAGGAAATCCAAACAATAGATAAGGATTTGTGCTACATTTGGTTGATGACCAAAGTGCGTAAAGATGTCATCTTCAGTATAGCAAAGGCGAATCTTTTTCTTGTTAAATGCTGCTTTCGTACACACGAAAAACTTACCATTCTCAGGATTAGTTCCCCACACAAGTGCAGGAGAACCATCAACTTTTGTGCTGATGATAGAGTTAGATTCAGAAAACCAATCAAGAACCGACAGATTACCCGTCAGGATCTCATCTTCAACGTGCTCAAGGTGCAGATTTTTCATGGGTTGTTTTTTCATGATTTAAGTATGCCAGAGTAAAGTGCCAAAGTCAATGAGCAGTGGACAGATATTAAAGTGTCACAATTTCTTTTATGTAATAAGTAGGAGAATTGTAGCACTCATATTGCTTTTCTTTCTTGTATCTTGTGCGATGAACTATGCTTTTTATATTTGTGTAACTATGCCCATTTTCTCTTGACCAAGTTGATAGTTGTTTTACAACTTGTTCTGTTCCATCTCTAAAAATTATCTTATATTTCTTTGCATTTGGATTATTTTCTCTTAACTGTTTTAATACTTTTTCTTTACCTTCATCCACATGAACTTTTATTCTTCCTCTATACCAACCATCTTCCAATTCATTTGGAAATATCATTTTATTTTCTATTCCATTTGTCACCCAAATTTTACCTTTTGTAAGCGGAGATTTTCCATATCTATGGTTTTTTTCACCTCTTGTAGAATATCTAGGACCAGAACTTCCTCCCTTTCCTCCATCATTCATATTCAATAATATACCAGTTCCTAAATCTTTTCTTCCAAAGATAGAAATCATATACATCTCATGCTTATATGCTTTTTCTTCAGATAGATTTTGTTTTAGTTTTACTCTTCTTTGTTTTGGTGGTAGTGGAACTCTAACTTTAGTTTTATTACTTCTATAATGAGGATTATCTATTCTATTACCCTTACCTTTTCCAATATAATAAGGAGTGCCATCTTCACGCAAATAAGCGTAAGTGTAATAGTTATTCATTCTTGTCTTAAGAGTCGCAGTTTTATTTATACAAGAAAAGGGGCATTTCTGCCCCTAATCTTTTTGCTTTTAGATGCGACTCTTAAGCATCATTATTTAGTTGTCTTCCATCAGTTTATCCATTGCAGATTTGCTGATTTTGCAAACCATATCATTGTCGTAAAAGTATTTTACCCTTTCACGACGAGCAGCAATCAGAAGATCATATTCTTCTTGCTGTTGTTTGGTAAAGACAAAATCTTGCCTCCTCCAAGCATCTTTCAATTCACGAAGATGAGGAAGAACATTTACAGTTTCAGTCATTTCAATAATCAATGTTAGAGTTCAGATAGGAGTTGAAAGATTGTTCATCTTTCTCATCTTCATCAAAGAGACCATCAAGATCTGCTTCAGTGAAATCAAATCCAGCAGATTCTTCAATTTGAATGTCGTCAAAGTGGTTCATTGGTGTTCCTTAACTGAACAAATACAATATACAGGAAATTGGGGTGCTAGTGGGTGGATGGGGGACAGTTTTTTAATTGTCCCCGAGTTCTCTCTTTATTTCTTTTTTGAGTTGTTCTCTTTCCGATTCTCTACTCTTTCTTTTTTGCTGTGCAGAATGATAATCTACAACACGTTCTCTTTGAGAATCCATTTGATCTTGTCGTCTTTGTCTTAATTCTCTACGTCTTGTCTCAATATCTTCTTCAATTTTACTGATCTTCTTTAATCTCTTTTTGACTGCTTTTCCACCACTACGTTGAACAACCAACTTATTAACTTCTTTCTTCGTGGGTTTACCTAATGGTCCTTCATAACGCTGAAGAGTATAAGAGATTGTACCTTCGTTGTCTCTCTTGTAAGTTCCAGGAACTGCGTGTGGTGGAGTGTCAGGTTTCTTACCTTCACAGATTTGATAGAACTCTCTAAATGTCAGCATCTTTTTGACTTTTTGAGTATTTATTAAAATTCAAGTGGTTTGTTGAGTGGTCTGGGTGATGGTGTTTGATAATCAGGTAGCATAGAACTATCAATCACAACCTGCACAGTTGTCTTATCATTCCAATGACGCACAGCATTTGCTACGATGAAACAATTAGTGATAAAAATGGATAGAAACATCACAAGGCGAATAAGTGCTACCTTATCCGCCTCTTTATCACATTTACTTGACTTTTCTCCCAACGATTTAGCAAGCAATCGCCAAAAGGTTTTCCTCTTCTTCATAGATTGATGTGCGTGACTTGATGTATTCTAATTGTTCCCATTGTTCTTTGTAGCAAATCACAAGCAATCTTTCATTTGTATGAATGGGACAACAGACAAGATTTACTTCATCTTTAGGACGAACACTGTGCTCAATGGTAATGTATTCTTCACACTTGAAGTACACCCATCCTTCAACACCTTTACCATTGTCCCATACAACAAAATCATTGACTTGTGGATTGTATGTCATACAAAGAACGCATCTAGTGGAGATTGTTTAATTGGCATCGCGGTATAATTCCGCGTTTCCTTGATATTTACACAAGCACCGATGGTCTTACTATTGATTGGGGCGAAGTATTCTCTAGTTTTGGATTTGTAGAATCCCCAGATTGTCCTAGTTGGAGCACCACCATTATAGACAAACTTGCGAGTGTTGCATAACCAGATACTAACAACATTCCTCTTAAACTCTTCACACTCATAGTAGTATCCTTTCGGTGGTGAATGAAAGAAAGAAGATGGAAGTTCAACAGTCATATTCACGTTCAATAGAAAGAAGTGAAATCAGTGTTTTGAGTTTAGCAATCTCTTGCTCTTGTTCGCTGATTTTGTTTTGAAGACGACTGATTTGTGCTTGATATTGTTGTTTCAAATCAAACAACATTTTGTTTGTGTGACCAACGTGGTGTGTCATAATCAGGTGGTAAATGCCTCCACCATTCGGGACTCTTCATTTTCTGTAAGGGCGAATCGTGGTGCCTTAATCACATTCTCACGTAGTTTACTATAATGTTCTGTCCAAGATTCGTTATCCCATTCTACAACAATATTAAAACACTCATCGTCATTTTCTGCAATAACATTAAGCAAACCACCATACTCGGATTGCCACGCTGGTACAAAGTAGTCAAGAATGTAAAGGAATTTTTGTGCCATTAACCTCATTTGTTTAACATAGACATCATAAAAGATTTGAGTGAGGAAGTCAAGTGTGCAGTTCTTAAACTGTTCATAGTTTATTAGAAACTATTTTCTCAAGAGTAACTTTTTTAATCCCAAACATATTTGCTATATCTTGATTTTTATATGTTTTGGATGCGTGAAGTTCTCTTATTTGATTTACTTTATCCCAGTTAAGTATTGCTCGCCCATTCTTTTCTCCAGGCAAACCTTTTCTACTCGTGTCTTCTCTTTTTATTCTCTCTTGATTATATTTTTCTATTTCTTCTTCCGTTCTTGGTATTAACTTATAATTTTTATGTTGCAATCTTTTTCCATAAAGAGTTTCGTGAATATGTGCAATATTTAAATCATTATTTCTACAGTATTGAGAAAGATTTTTAATCAACACTCTTTCTTTGTTTGGTTTCTCTACAAGATATTCTTTACTATAATATTCTGGCGGTTGTCCACCTCCAGGAGACACCTCCAGGAGACAAATTATATCCATCTTCAACAGTTTTATATTCAGCAATCCAGTATACTTCCCTATCATCAAGTAATGATAAATCACATTCTTCAATTAAACCCCAAATAAATCCACCTCTACCATATTTTTTTAATGCACTATAAAACTTTCCCTTTCTATGGTTCTTATTGGCATCAACAAAATGACTTGCTATTCTATCACATAGAAGTTTCTTTCTTGTTTGTCCAATGTACTTTTTACCTGTAAAGATACAATGGGCACAATAAATCTTGCCTTTATTAGTCATAACTGCCTTAAATGTCGCATTAGTATTTATATTAAAAGAGGAGCATTTCTGCTCCTCAACTTTGCTTAAGTTGCGACATTTAAGCATCATTATTTATTGTAGTAGTTTTTGTCGCCTTCGTCAAGGATATTTTGATCAGCAGCAAAGATAAATGCTGTGCCGATTGTGAGTAAAGATCCTAAAGCCATTCCAAGTAAAAAGGTCATTAGTAAAACTCAGCGAGGTAGTATTCTACTGTTATTTCTCTCGCCGCCGCTTCGCGTTCAACTTCTTTCCAAAACTCTTCTGCTACTTTGTCCATTTCTGCGTGTTTAATAAGGTCGCGTAGTCGTTTTGGAATCATTTAGAGTTCTCCTTAAGTTGTGCTTCTTCGCGTGAATACATTACCTTGAAGTAATATACCATAATAGATGATACAAATGCAACCAGAGCAACATAAATGCCTATGGCAAGTTCAATCGTCATCGGATTTCTGTACTAGGAGGTTTCTTGAGATTCTCTATTGCTTGTTGGCGATAGTATGCTTTATAGAGAGCGTCATCACGTTGGATTAGAAATACGTTCCAACCAAGAATGACTGCAAAACCTACCAATCCAGCAAAAATGTACTTACGATTGATCATACAGCAAGAGCACCAGAGGGGATTTCAACGATTTCGGGGAGTTTAGAATCGTCAAACTGATTCATATTATAGCACACCCACCCACCATTGCAAGTAAACAGATAGTGATACTCTTCTGCACCATCATGCAACAGATACTCACAAAGGTCAGCATCAAGACGGGGAGGACAATCTTCACCACGCATAGCATAAGTGAGTGCTTGATACTTACAATCATTCCACTCATTACCATCCCAATCCTTATCAGTCCAAAGGCAACTTACATCACCCCCATCAATAAGGTTGGCAACTTTTTCTCGGGTGTTATAGTGAGTGGTCAGGATGCGACCATTATGTTCTGGTGAATTGTTCCAATGTGAGTAGATGCTCAATACTGAACCATTTTTCAACTCAATACCAATGCGACCACGAGTAGCGATGAGAGGTTCCTCAAATCAACAAAGTTATTATAGGGTCTGCAGAGACCCCTGCGAGGGTGTGTAGGACACTTCTCCAAGTGTCCTCAATACAATAAACTCTCCAGAGCATTTACATTAGATTCCACCCTAACTTCTGGATATTTAATGATGATAAGTTCGGTCTTTTTACCTCTACGACTGACATCACCTGCCATCTGATAATCAAACTCCAAATAGCGAAATTCAGTCCAATCTTTGTAGAGTTCTTTGAGGTAATCCGTGTTGTCATAAGACATCACAAACCCACCTTTATGTTGCTTCAAGACATCAGCAAGTTTATCATGATTGAATCCTTCATGTGTGCTTCCATCAATACCATAATAGTATGAAGTTGTCTTGTAGTATGGTGGATCCAAGTATAAAAAGTCATTCTGATACTTTGGTATTGTCTCAAAACAATCACCAAAAGAGAATGAGAAGTTTGGATTATAGAATCCTGCAAGTTTAATCAAACTTGCAGCACAGAGATTCTTTCTTGATGATTCAGATGTGTGTCCAAGATCTCCACTAAATGCACATTTGATAGAAATATAAAAAGACCATGCTCGGGTGAACTTATCGTCACTCTCAAGCAATGGTAGAAATGATTTGTAGTGTTCTCTATCTCTTACTGGATAATGCTTTGCTGCTTCCTCTGCAATTCTTTTTCCACCTTCAGTTGTGAGAATCTCCCAAAAATCAGCAAGAGGTCGGAACAAGTCATATGCTTGAACCTTTACACCTCTTGCTGCAAGTGAGAGTTCAATACAACCTCCACCCATAAAAGGTGACATCATTCTTTCTAGATTTGGATGAACCTCATCTATAATTTTAATGATCTCATCTTTCATTTTGTTTTTACCGCCTGCATAGCGATATAAACTGGTGGAGGTATATCTCATATTGGTAGTTGTGCTTTGGATTTATTTTTTCGATGATCAGCAATATATTTCCGTGCAGAAGATTCAGTTCTGCAAAGTTTCTCTAATTGCTGACCATTATGAATAATTATAAACCCTTTTTTCCCAAATGGCACTGCCGCATACTCACCATTCTTACCAACAATAAATCCCTCCATCAGTTAATTTCAACAAGAGATTGAGGATCTTCCACACCAATCAGTTGAGGAAGAGCACCTGCAATAGAATATGCAGTGGATTGATTACTCATACGCTTGACAACATACTGAACAACAAGATCATCTAGTTTTTTGAGATAATCAACTGCAAACTGACGTTGTTTGGTAACTTCTTCCGCAGTTTCACAACCTTTGGTATAAGTTACAACATCAGTCACCTCAATGTCCCTGTGAACAAAGTTTTCCATAATTTGGATGAAACCACGCTTCACATACATCACATCTTTACAACAAATCACAACAGGATTTGTGGAAGAATCAGTATCCACAATTTCAGCAACTTTAGATTGTGCGTTTTGTGGATAGGGGAAAGGAAGGATATTAACAGCAATTGTGGTTTGTTGATAGATTCGATTTACTGTATCATCAACTTGCTTTGCTGTAAAAGAGTGATCAATACTTTCAATCCAGTTTTTGATTTCTTTCTTTGAAAGATTACTACCGTGACGCTTGCAGTAGCATACACCACGATTCACAAAATCATTGATGGTGTGTCGCTTTGCAACTGTGTGATTGTTAGAACCAAGAGACACCATATCATAGGCATCTTCAATACGATCTTCCCAATCTTTTTTGAGTCGATATACAAGGAAAGGATAATCTTGAATACCAAGTTTATATGCAGCGTTGCTACGGTTGTATCCATCCCAAAGTTGCTTTTTACCGTTGGGAAGAATCATCACAACAGGAGGGAGTTCGGTTACGCGATAACCTTTTTGAAACTCTGCAATGAGACCGTTGATATTATCGGTATCAACACCACCTGCTCGTGCTTTATTTTTTTGTTGTTGAATTTGAAGTTGATTCCACTTGAGAATTTGAATATCATCAAATTCGGCACATTCAAATTCAGGAATATCAAGAGAGTCAAAAGTAGGATTGCTCAGAAGAGCATCCCAAGAAGTGACATTAGACTGGAAAAAAGGAACAATTTGAGTCATAATTAAAAAGTTAGCAATTTGCTTTGAGTGTCGGTATTTTAACAAAAGTTTTGACCGACTGGACCAGATTAACGTCTTTGGGTGGGGATGTCAAGCCCCATATGTGAAGGTTAAAAATTCTTCACATACTGGTAATCAAACTCTTCTGCTTCTGCAAAGTAGTCTTTTTCGTATTGTTCTTGATATCCGTGAAGAAAGAAATGATCTTCCTCTGGATTACAACTACCAGTCAGAACTGCACCAGTGAACTTTGTATTGTAAATTAGATTGGAAGAAACGCAACATGCTTTTCCAAGTTTTACATCAGTGAAGATAAAGAAATCTGCAAGTTTTTCATTGACAGAACTACTTGCACGACTATTTTTAAGGATTACACCTCGCACTGCTGCTTTTGAAACATTCTTGAACTGAATCACTTTTGATTCATAAGTGTGATTGTCAGTTCCTATAAGATCTACTCCAGGTAGATTAACTCTCTTGAGTTGTCCTTTGCTGTAGACATCATATGCAATTTCTACAAGTTCTCCTGCTTTTGGAAAGCGGAGATTGTTTGCAGTATAATCCTTCAAACTCCAAAGAAGTTTAGAAAGTCGGTTTAGTTCAAAAGTGTTGAAATCAATCATAATTAGCGTTTAATGGTGGAAATAGCAGGTTGCCCAGCATTGAAAACAGTATCAACAACATTTTGGATTTTCTTTGCTGTAGAGATTCCCACAGAGTTGAAGGTCGGGATGATCACCAGACCATACGACTTATGATAGTCTTCCAGTCGTCCAGGTGTTAAGTCCCCAGAGCGCAAACGTGCAGAATCCTTATGATGAAGTCTCACAACTCGTCCAATCGTCTGACAGATACCAATAGCATCCATAGAGCGCATAAAAATCACTGCTTCCAGACCAGAAACATTGATACCTTCAGACAGAATAGAATAGTGAAGAAGAACAAACTTCTTAGAGTCATCACGACTCCAATCGTGCAAAGTGTCAAAGAACTGCTCACGATTTACCTTCTGTCCATCAATAATTGCACCAGTCTTAGATGTAATCACCATCCAAGAATATCCACGATCCTCCAGTTCTTTGCAGAAATCAGTTTGAGAGATCAGATTTGTGATTTGTTTGGTTGCTTTGGCACACACAAGAACCTTAGAAACCTCTGCTTCATCAATACTTTCCAGCAGATGATTTCGATCTCGTTCAAAGACATTGATGCTACTCAAAGATACTTGCTTGGCAACAATCTTAGGTGGAATGATATACCCCTCATTCACCATACGAGGAGCAGCAACATTTGCAATGATGTTACCATAGACCTGAAAGTTATTCATTCCAGGTTTCTTGGGAGTCGAAGAATACTTTGGAGTTGCAGTATAGAAATAACAACGATCTGCTTTCTGACTAAAGTATTCAGTGGCAACATAGAAGTTCTTTTGCACAGAGTTGTGTGCTTCATCAAAGTGAATTGTATTCACCTTGATACCTGCCTCCATAATTTTATGAAGAGAATGGTATGTAGTGAAAATTAGTTTGTGAGTTTTTGTATGAAACCACCACTTATACAAAACATCAGATTTTGTAGAAGAAAAGTGATGTGTTTCTCCCGAGTGGACGTGAAACACAGAAACATTATCAATGTGCTCAAGATACTCAGAAGAGAGTTGAGTTGCCAGCACAATGCGAGGAGCAACAACAACAATAGTTTGCGGAGTTTCTTGTTCAAACTCCCGCATTGTATCAGCAACACCTACAAGTGTTTTACCTGCACCAGTCACAGCACAAATAATACCTTTGCTATGATTCTGAGTTGCATCCAAACACTCTTGCTGATGAGGACGAAGAGAAAGCATGAAGTTCAAATCAATGAAGTAATCATATCAGGAATCTGGTCCTATGGCAAGATCTTGTGCCAGTTAATCAATCAGCACATATGGTGCAGTTGCAACTTTTGCAAGTTTTGATCTGTTATTTTTTGCTTTGAACTCTTTCACAAAAGCATCTTCAATGAGCATACTTTTGTTCCCAGAAAGAAATATCTTAGCACCTTTCTTTGCAAACAATCCATAAAGAGAGAGTGTAATTTGTTTTTTCAGAAAATTTTGTATATCTCTATTATTTCTAGTATAAATCCATAATCCTTGAGCATGAACATAATCATTATGCAAAATACCCATTTTATTTTTTAGCATTGAATTTTTATCAAGAGTTGCAAGTTTTCCATGAGGACTTGTTAATGATTTGTTTTTACACAACTTAGATACTGCTATTCTATATTCTTGAAAGGAATCTTTTGGATTACTGGTTAAAGTATCATATTCTGCACAAAAATCTTTTATAATTTTATTTGAAGCATCATCATATAATACCAGTTCTCTTTTACGAATTTCTCTTAAAGCACTATTATACTCATTTCTTATCTTTTGAGGAATATTTCTTTTGTTGACTGCAAAATCAAATGCTTTATTTCTAATTGAAATAATTTCTGCAACCATAGAATTATATTTTGAATATTTTTTCATTATTACAGAAGATACTGTGTATGAAGCACCGCCAACAAACGCACCTTTACCAAAGGGTTTTGCGTTAAAACCAGTTCGTCCAACTTGCAAATCAAATTTTGCTAACTTATCCGTAATATTAACTTTTTTGTAGTTTAAAGTGTAAATTATACTAAAATAAGTTCTACCATCTGCAATTTTATCATCATCAATATCTTCTATTTCCACCATTTCACTGATTAAATCATATAATTCTTTTCTATCCATTGACGATGCTCGTGCAAGAAATTCAGTATATGGATCCAAATATATTTCAAATCCCTGAGCACCAGAAACTGTACCGACTATTGAAATATCTGCTTTTGATGCACTTGTTTTCTTCAAAGAAATACCAACCATATCCTTTGAAGCAAAATACTTATTTGTTAAAGTTCTAAAAGTATTTTTACCTCTATTCCCCCAAGCAAGATTATTCAAGATATCCATTGTGGTGACACTTGAATCAGTAATGTTATCTTTAAATTCTTTTAGAATATCATTTACTTTACTTATTTTTACTGCGATTACATCAACAGATGATAAAATATCAGAACCAACACTATCTGGCAAATCTAAAGAATTCAAAGTTTTTGTCAGAGCATCATCTTTCACAATTTGCATAAAATCTGTGCTTTGATCAAAAAACATGTATTGAGATAAATTCCCAATGATGCTAGATTGTTTTAATTTTTGTGCAGTAAGATATGCTGACTTAATTTCACCATCTAATTTTGTAGGTTCTCCAGTTTCGGACCTTAACAAGGTTCCGTTTGGAAAATCTTTTTTATGTTGACCGATTGGATATTTACCATCTTTATTAAGAGCATCTTCTTTTTTTAAGATTCCTGTTTTAGAATCTTGATGAAATTCTTGTATTCTTCTAAAATTAAAAGAATTTGGTAAATGATTGGAAAGTTTTCTTATTTCAGTTTCATTGTCATTGAAATAATAATCATAAACGATATTACTAAACTCTTGTAGGTCCGAATTTCCATCAGCAAAGTAACTAAATGCAAGACAAGTTAGTGCTTCTCTTGGTGTAGTTTGTGACGCCATAATACTTTTTCAAGTATTTAGAAAAAAAGAGGGTCATTTCTGACCCTCTCTATCAATTTCCCATTTCTCTTAAACTTCGCACCATATATTCAGAGAACTTTTCTAGTTTTTCTGGTACAAGTGCTTGTGGCCTTTGACTGATGACTTTTCTAAGAGCATTCATTTCGTACCATTCATCATCTGTAAGATTTTTTTGTCCCTTTGATGGAAGAGTCATACTTTTTTGCTCCCGCGTTTATGTTGATATCATAACATTATTTAAGGGAGATGTGCAGTTTCTTAATGTTGTCTTTAGACTGTATTAACAGTTCTTAATCATTAAAGAATGTACCAAACCCACCTCTTTCATCACCAAAACCTTTCATTCTGTCTTCTAATTTGTCCAAAAGTTGGTCAGTTTTTATTAGACTATCAATCCGACAAATCATTTCCGAAATCTCACGAGAAACAAAAGGTTTCTCTTGACGTGCAGAATAAGCTAGAGCATTTCGGAGGTTACCCTCTGCTTCTTTTAGACTTTGTTCTACTGATTCACTTAATGACATGATCAACACTCATCCATTTTAATAGTTTCTGTTACTTTTGTAAGGGTATATGACCCATCTTTATTATCTACCCAATTTACCACATCCCCTTCCTTAAGTTTAGCTCTCTCAAGCAAGTCATCAGGGAACTCTACAAAACAATCACCAGTCAATCCATCAACTTGAACAGGGAGTTGCCACTTAACTATTTTATCTTCTTTTGTATTGTAGTAATCGTGGACAAAGACATCACCATCTTCACTCACATAAACTGGAGCACCTTCTGTTGATACTGGTTTCCATTTTTTATCCATTTTAGCATCAATTTCTGCTCGTTTGTTGTAATACTCTGCTTCACGCAGATTATATTCACGACACTTCTCTTTCTCATTACTTGATGCTGTCTTATCACACATCGCGTTCAGTTCTTCTTCAGAGTATTGTTCTCCAGGAAAATTACTAATACGGTCTTCAGTTAAAGCTGGATTAGCAAGATACTCCATATCACTATGTCCCCAGGGTGGCATAGAGGGTTCATAGTATTCTTTCTCCTTTATCACATCTTCATATGATTGACCATTACCATTCAGTAATGCAAGAAGTTCATATGCTTCCGATGCTTGCTTCTTATAGGTGTAGTAGTTGTCTTTGACAACTTCAATAATCACATCATAGATTTCTTGTGGTGTTGCTTCACCAGCAGACATCGCATCATATAACCAGTTGGATAAATTTTCTAACGAATATTTTTTGTAGTCCATAATCAATCTTCTCTGGGTTTGGGTTTATTGCACTCATTGCAGTAGAACGAGAATCCTTGCTTAAAGCATTTTACACGCTGATAATGCAATTCGTCAAGAGGTTTCTCCTCACCACAGTTACTGCACTTTCGTTGTGCTGATTCCAGCATTTCCCCATATTCTCCTCTCTTTTTTACGGAGTTTCTTAAGTTCCTTGTAAAGTTCCTTGATTTGTTGATAAGCATCTTCTGGCGACATCTTATCTGCGACTTCAAGTCCTGCAATGAGGCCCACTTTATCACCAAACCTTGCGAGTGCTCTTTCATACTCTGTTAAATTGTCATAAACCATTTTGTTTTCTCCTTTTATAAGGATTTAAGGGCAATCTTCCAAATTTCCATCCTTCACCAGGACATTCTACACTTCTTTTGTTAATTTGTCCATCATTCCACCATTTTGTTTCTTTATTACTATTATGAATTCCTGGAAATGGTTTTCCTTTATGTCTATTTCTTATTTTTTCTTTAGTTTCTTCTGTGTGCTTTTTGCCAGTAAAAGTTCCAAAACATCCTTTTTTTGTCTGACTAATTTTACTTTTTGTTTCCTCCGACAAAATTTTACCTTTTTGAGATGCACTCATTTTTTCTTTAGTTTCGGGACTTGCTTTCCATCCAAATTTACCATCACCACCAATAGTCATATTATATCCATTATTGAAAGTATTATATTTTTCAATATAAAATTTTTCCTTTTCTTCAAGTAAATTTGGTTTCGTTATTTCAATAATTCCATAAACAAAATTGTCCCATCCATATTTTCTAACAGCATTATAAAATTTTGTAGATTTTCCATTGGAAGCATTATATTTGTGATATTCTTTTCGGTTTCTCTCATATAAAGTTTTTCCAATATATTTTTTTCCCCGTAGTGATACAATGATAACAATAAATTATTCCTTCCATAAATGTACGAAAACCTTACCTTATTATTTATAAGTTAGGTCTTCATACATTTTTCGTAAAGTTCTCAACGGTGACAATATCTATACGAGCATCAACTGCATCAATGTGATTACTCAATTCATAGAGACAGTTTGATGTTTCAATATTTTCATTTTCAAGATGCAGTATTCTTTCTTCCAACTCTACAATTTTGGAATATACATCAATATCTTCTACAATCGGTTTATCATTTTGAGAAATAAACCATTTCACAAACTTTTTAATCATAACAACTCTTTCCAAAACTTGTCACCTTTCTGAAGTGCTAACATTACTGTTGAATGTTCTCTTGCGTGTCTGTCAAGATCATTTTCTTTGAAATAAATATCAGACCTTTGTTGAGCACAAGAGAAGATATTAGCCCACAGTTGTTGTTTTGGTGTCATTCTGAGTTTCATGGAGGTTCTTCAATGCTTCAAGGACTTCAGGAGTTTCTTCCCACTCCCACGAGTTTCCATTCTTATTAACAAAAGTTCTTGTAGTCATAAGTTCTCAAAACAAACTGAGTTAAATTTACAGTATATTCCTTTTAATGTCAACTTGGTATGGGTTGAGTGAACTTCTACGTGTTCAACATAATACTTATCACCAACAAAAAGAACAAGATTGGGGTCATCGTTATTTCCCCAAGTAATCTGTTCTTTTGAGCAACCAATGAACCTTACATTAGTTCCTTCTCTAAAGTTTTCCATTTAAAAACTTATTCTGTTGATATTTAGAGTTTATAGTTGTCTTTTGTAGAGTATGTTTTGGTTTCCTCAAATCCTTCTTGGAGACATTTTAAATACCAACGAGTGCTACGAATTACCTCTTCTTCAGTGAGTGAAGTGATGATACCTTTGCCGTCAGGGTAATGTGATTGCCAAGTGCCCCAGCGTTTTTTCTTAATATAAAACGCTTCATCAATCAGTTGTTTTTGCATTTTTTAGTGTTAGTTGTCGTTCAATTTCAAACTTAATAGGAAGGAGATGTGAGGTAAAAAATGCTTCATAATTATTTTCTCTCACAAGATTTCCAATATTCTCTACTTGTTGTAGAGCAAGAATAAGATTGATTTTACTGGTCATTTTTTGCCTTTTGTAGAGCGAGTAGTGTGCTTAACGGAATCCACGCTGGGCTTTCTTTTGCGAACTGAACTAGGACTTCCGTCACTTTTTGGTTTAGACTTCTGCTCCACACTTCTCGTGTTCCTTTTACTGGGGACAGGGGGTTTATCACGATAGTCAATC